AGCAAGCTGATCCGCGACCAGCTGTGGGAGTGGCTGCTCCAGGTGTTCCGCTCGCGCATGATGGACAAGGACGCGCGCATCTGCCTGATCCAGACGCGCTGGCATGCCGATGACGCGGTGGGCCGCATCAGCGATCCCGACAATGAATACTACAACACCGAGACCGCCTCGCGTTGGCACATCGTGGACCTCCCCGCGCTTGCCCTGCCGGATGATCCGCTGGGCCGCAAGGAGGGCGAGGCCCTCTGGCCCGAGCGGTTCGACAAGGCGCATTTCGATGAAATCCAGCGCAGCGATCCGCGTGGCTTTGCCGCGCTCTATCAGGGCCGCCCGGTGCTGCCCGGCATGCGGTTCTTCGATGACACGTGGTTCCGGCCCTACGGCCCCAAGGAATTACCCGGCAAGGAATATTTGCGTATATACGTGGCGTCCGACCATGCGGTGTCGGTGGAGCAGACGCGAGACAAGACCTGTCTCATCCCGGTGGGCGTCGATGCCGAGGGCACGGTCTGGATACTCCCCGACGTGTGGTGGCGGCACGCCAACACGGAGACCGTGGTCGAGGCGATGCTCGCGATGATCCGCCGGCACCGGCCCCTGGCTTGGTTCGCCGAGCGCGGTCACATCGCGAAATCGATCGGCCCGTTCCTGCGGCGCCGCATGCTGGAGGAAGGCGTGTTCGCCTCGGTGCGCGACCTGCCGATCACCGCCGACAAGCAGACCCGGGCGCAAAGCATCCAGGGCCGCATGAGCATGGGCAAGGTGCGCTTCCCCGGCTTTGCCACGTGGTGGCTGGAGGCGCGCAAGCAGATGCTGCAATTCCCGCATGGCCCGCACGATGATTTCTGCGACGCCCTGGCCTGGATCGGCCTGGGCCTGGACACCATGGTCAACGCGCAGGGTCCGCGCGAGAAACCCCGTCAGTATGCGCCGATGACCCTGGGCGCGATCAAGGACGCCGCGAAGCGCGAAGCCGCCGCCCTGCGCAGCACAGGAGGCTGGTGACATGAGCGATTACCCGACAGGCGGCACGGCAACCGAGGACACGCCCGAGCCGCCGGAAAGCCGCGCCAATCTCCTGAAGGACATCCAGGCCGACGTGCGCGCTTCGCGGCAGCACTGGCAGCCGGTGTTCGACCGCATGCTGGATGACCAGAACTTCGCCATGGGCCTGCAATGGCCCGGCACCAGCCTGTGGCAGCGGCGCGATGAGAGTAACCCCTATGTCGTCAACGTCACACTGCGGCACGTCCAGCAGCTCACCGCGACGCTCTATGCCAAGAACCCGCGCGTGGTGGCGAAGCAGCGCCAGCGCCTGCTCAACACCGTGTGGGACGGCTCATTCCAGACGCTCCAGCAGGCGATGCAGGCGCTGTCGATGAACCCGGCCGATCCCAATGCGATGGCGATCATCCAGGACGCGCAGCACGTCAAGCAGACCACGGAAATCCTCAACCGCATGGGGAAGACGCTGGAGATCGTCTATCAATACAACGTCGAGGAACAGCAGGCGCCGTTCAAGAAGATGATGAAACAGGTGGTGCGGCGCGCCATCGTCACGGGGGTCGGCTACGTCAAGCAGGGCTTCCAGCGGGTCACCACCCGCGACCCGTCAGGGGCGCGCATGGTGGCTGATACGCGCATGCGCATGGACAGCCTCCAGCGCATGGCCAAGGAGTTTGCCGAGGGCGACGCGGCGCCCGGCAGTGCCCTGCAGGAGGAGACCCGGCTGACCGCCCAGGGTCTCGCGCAGGAGCAGGAGCTGGTGCTGCGCGAGGGGCTCATCTTCGATTTTCCCGACAGCCACATGATCATCCCCGATCGCGGCTGCCGCCATCTCAGCACGTTCTTCGGCTGCCGCCGCGTCACCGAGCAGTTCATGCTCACCTGCGATCAGGTGCAGGAAATCTACGGCGTGGACATCGAGGGCAACTATGCGCCCTACCGCGCCAGCGGCCGGATCGGCACCGATGGCAGCGCGTCCGGCAGCGACAATGCCATGATGACGGCCTATGTCGCGCAATCCATGCAGGGCGGCGGGGATGTGTCCTACGGCCCTAACAAGGGGCGTATCTACGCCTGTATCTGGGAGACCTGGGACTGCGCCACCGGCCTCGTGTATGCGAGCTGCGATGGCTACAAGGACTTCCTGCGTGAGCCCACGCCGCCCGACGTGAAGACCGAACGCTTCTGGCCGTGGTTCGCCTATCTGCTCAACGAGACCTATCACGTCGAGACGCCCTACCCGGTGAGTGACGTGTCTCTGATGCGGGACATGCAGTGTGACATCAACCGCGCGAGACAAGGACTGCGCGAGCACCGCCATGCGGCACGGCCCAAGACCATCACATCGGCGGGCTCGCTGGATGACGAAGACCGCGACAAGCTGATTTCCCATCCGGCCAATGCGATCATCGAGCTGAACGGTCTGGCTCCCGGCCAGAAAGTGGAAGACCTCTTGTTCCCGTGGCAGGGGCCGGGGGTCGATCCCAACCTGTATGAGACCAAATCCGCGATGGATGACATCCTGCGCACGGTGGGTGTCCAGGAGGCCAACCTGGGCGGCACGTCGGGCGCCACGGCGACAGAGACAAGCATCGCCGAGAGTTCGCGTGTCTCGTCAGTGGACGCCTCGATGGACGACATGGATGACCTGTTGTCTCAGCTGGCCCGCAATGGCAGCCAAATCCTCCTGCTCAACGTCTCCACTGAAATCGCCCAGCAGATCGCTGGCCCGGGTGCCGTGTGGCCGCAGGCCAGCGCCCTGGAGGTTTCGCAGGAACTCTATCTGGAGGTGGAGGCCGGATCGTCCGGGCGGCCCAATCAGGCCAAGGAGGTCCAGACCATGACCCAGATGGCGCCCATACTGATGCAGATACCGGGGATCAATCCCGAGTGGCTGGCGCGCCAGATGCTGAACCGCATGGATGACCGCTCCAGCCTGGACGACGCGCTGTCCCAGGGCGTGCCGTCGATCATGGCGATGAACGCGCTGGCGCGCGGGCCGGGACCGGCCTCGCCGCAGCAGCCCAACCCGGCGGGCGCCGGTTCGCCCAACGCCGCCGGCCCCGGCGGCGAGCAGCCGTCAGCCCAGGGGCCGGCCGGCATGGACAACGCGCCACGCCCGGCGGGCAACGGCGCGGCGGCCCCGCATGCCCCGCCGCCGCGTCCCGGCACACCATCGGGCGGGCCTGGGCCGATGATGAACTGAGCAGAATGTTGCTCCTGTCTTGACCTCTGTCACTACATGGAGCAACAGTATGTTAGTGCCCGTGGAGGGATGGCTCGCCTATGGTTGACAATCCGGCAGATGGTGGGAGCGCGGCAGCCCCTTCGCTGTCTGACGGATCGGTTGGCACGACAGCGAACCAGGGCACGGATACCGCGGTTTCCAACGTATCTCCCTCCACATCGACATCCGTAGATACGCCCGCGAGTTCAAGCCAGGGCAGCGGAGAGACCACCACCAACCAAGCTGGCGAAACGCCACCGGCCGACCTGCTATCCGTCGTCCGTGCGGTGTTGAAGCCTGAGACTGCCGAACCATCACCGGCAGCGGGCAGCGGCGCGGGTGAGCCAGCACCCAAGGATGGATCGGGCACGTCCGACCCGGCGGCGACGCCGGAGGACCCGAACCGCGATCTGACTGAAGCTGACTTTGCCGACGTAGAGAAGCCGTCCGTCAAGAAGCGCCTCGACACGCTGATCAAACAGCGGGGCGAGGCACGCGCTGAAGCTACTGCCCTGCGCGAGACGGCGGGTAACTGGAACTCACACGTCACTTTCCTCCAGCAACACAACGTCTCCCCACAGGATTTGCAGAACGTCTACGGGCTATTGCAGGCGTTCGGCAGCGGCGACTGGCCGACCTTCGTCACGGGCCTCAAGCCCTATTACGAGATCGCGCTGCGCCAGATGGGCGAGATCATCCCGGAGGATTTGCAGCGGCGTATTGATACCGGTGATCTCACGATCGAGGACGCCCGTGAAATCTCCACGGCGCGTGCAAGGGCCAGCACCAGTGAGACGCAGCGGGTTCTCGCTGATCGCCGTCATGAAGCCGATGCCAACCAGCAGCGCGCGTTCGCGGTGCAGGCGGCAATGGATCAGTGGGAACGGACGATGGCCCAACGCGATCCAGACTGGGCGCTGAAGCAAGCCCCCTTGCAGCGATACGCGCAGGCATTGGTAGCTGAACGTGGCTATGCACCTGACCCAGCCACGGCCGTGCAGTGGGTGAACGAGGCTTATGCCGAGGTCAACAAGCTCTGGACCTCGGCCCGCCCGGCACCCAGGCCAACGCAAGTGCGTCCTTCATCGGCGGCAAATGGAACCCCCAGGGCGCGCCCCGAACCGACCAGCGTAATGGAAGCAGCACGCATGGCACTGGAGAAAATGCGCGCCTGAAGTGATGGATCACTGTCATGCCATTCACGGCAGGTGAGATCGACAACATCGCTGTTGCCGCTCTCGATTTCTATTTCAACAAAGGTAACAAGTTCGTCCAGACCATCCAGAAGAAGCCTATGCTGGATGCGTTCCTGTCATCGGCCAAGACGTTCCCCGGCGGCAAGGGCAATATCTCCCTCGCGGTCAAGGGCGACTTCGGTGCGGGCGGGGTCAACGACACCCTCAAGGGCTACACGCACGACGATCAGGTGGCGTTCTACACGCCGGCCAACCTGAAGCGTGCGGCCTATGCGTGGCGTGAAATGCATATCGGTCTGACGCTCACCCATACCGAGCTGAAGATCGACGGCATCAGCGTCACCGATGAGCAGGGTAACGGCACCTCGACCTCCACCCACAGCGAGCGTGAACTCACTGTGCTGGTCGGGCTGTTGCAGGACAAGATGGAGGATTTGGGCGAGCAGTATTCGCGCAGCCTCGATCGTCTGGTGCACGGCGATGGCGTGACCGATCCGAAGGCGCTTGCCGGGATCATGGCGTTGATCGCCGCCAACCCCACCATCGGCACGGTCGGCGGCCTCGACCGGGCGACTTACACGTGGTGGCGCAACCGTTCCCGCACGGCGGCGGCGGCTGGTGCCGGCGGCACGGGGCCGGTGACTTCCAACCCGGCGAACGGCGGCGCCCTGCTCCAGGTGATCCAGAAGGACTACCTGCAACTGACGCGCTACGGCGGCAAGCCCACCAAGATGTTCTGTGGTTCCGACTTCCTCGACGCCTTGCAGGTCGAGCGTCGGGCCAATGGCCTCTACTCTATGACCGGGGCCTCCGGCTCGCAGGACATGAGCGTGGGCGAAGTGAACATCGTCGGCGGGCTGCGGCCGACCTACGATCCGACACTGGATGACCTGAACCTGAGCAAGCGGGCCATCATTGTCGATATGGATGCCATCTTCATCGAGAAGATGGACGGCGAGTGGATGCACAACTTCACGCCGAGCCGGCCGCATGATCGCTTCACGTTGTGGAAGTCGATCACCTCGACCGGCCAGATGTGCGCCACGCGGCTGAACAGCTCTGAGATCATCGATATCGTCTGAGACAAGGAGGACGCCATGCAGTTGCTGAGTTGCCACATCGCAGTCGCGGGAGATGACGCGAACATCGTCGTGCGGGACTACGACACGGCGGTGACGTATCCCGAACTGCTGTTGCTCAAGGCGCTGCATGGCTCCGAGAATGTGCGCCACATCGCCGATGCCGGCGATGTGGAGCGCGGCAATGACGAGGAGCGTTCCCGCCTGCGCGAACTCTACGGCGAGACAATCCTCAAGCAGGTGTTCCCCGGCGACTTCACCGAGCTGCCCGAGCATGACCGCAAGATGCGCAAGGCGGCCACGGTGTTCGATGACGACAAGCAGGAGAAGGACCCGCCGAAGGCCAAGGCTGAGGAGCCGGCAGCGAAGGCCGCCCCTGCAGGTAAGCATCGCTGATGCCGTCAAGCAGCCAGATGCAGCTGCGCGACATCCTGAGCCTTGTGCGGGCACAGACCGGCAAGAGCCTCAACGTCGCGCTTGGCGTGGCCGAGCGCGACGCGCTGATCGTGCTGATCCAGACCAAGCAGCTGGAGCTGTATTACGACTATGACTGGCCCTCACTGCTGACCAACGCGGACACGCCCTTGGTGGCGGGCACGCGGCTCTACGCCTTCCCGGCAACGATCAGCTTCGATTTCGTCAATGACGTGTGGGTCAGCGAAACCGGCGGTGCCTGGATGCCGGTCGGCTATGGCATCGGCGAGTGCGAGTTCAACCAGATCGCCGAAGGCAGCCAGGGCTGGCCGGTGCAGCGGTGGAAGGCCGACCCCGATACCGATCCGGCCGGTCAGATGGAAGTCTGGCCGGTGCCCTCGCAGGCCGGCACGCTGCGCATCAACGGCCGGCGTGCCCTCAGTGCCATGGTCGCCGATGCCGATTACTCGACGCTCAACGGCTCGTTGATCGGGCTGCATGTCGCAGCCGACATCCTCGCGCGCAACAAGGCCGAAGACGCCAAGGTCAAGATGAACGAGGCGCAGCGTCTGCTGCGCAATCTCGCGCGCCGGCAGACCGCCAACAAGCGGAAGCCCTTCGTCCTGGGCGGCGGCATCCCGAGCAGCTGGGCGCAGCAGCTGCGGCCCGGCATCGACTACATCCCGAGTTGACCCATGGCCTATATGGTCATCGAGGATTTCTCGCTGGGCATGGACCTGCGGCGGTCGGTTGTCACCGCCTCGATCAAGTCCTGCCGGCTGATCCGCAATGGCTTTGTCAATTCGGGCGGTGAGATCGAGAAGCGCAAGGCGATCTGGCAGGACACCAGCATCGATCTGAGCGGCACGTATGGGCTGGCCGGCTATGCCGGGCAGTCCTGGGTGTTCGGCCCCGGTGCGCG